ATCAGATTGCTCGGCGTGTCGGCGTCACCCAAGAGCATTGTTCCAAAATTCTGAGAAAGCTTATCGAAGAAGGCTTCATAATGAGCGAGTTTCACGCGCCAAGACGACTGAGCAAGCTTTCACCAATTGGACGCCAGATGGCACAGCATATTTTAGAGTTAGAGAACATATCATCTAATCTCGTCCAAAAGTGAACGCTGGCGGTTTTCTTGGTTCTCTTGCTCCGTAGACGCTGAGCGCAAGGGCCCATAGCATGTCGTCTTTAGCGTTTTCGGGGTGGCTGAATTGTAAATGTCCACTTTTGCTGTAGCTATACTGCTGTTCGTTGATTTGTTCGCACAGCTGTCTATGGTAGGGTATTGCTAAACGATTCTGCTCCATGATAATTTTGAGGCTTGAGAGCAGCTCTTCCTTGGTTTGAACTGTGAACTTTATTCCTTCTACGTTTCTTATGCCTTGACTGCATATTTCCTCAGTTACGGGTTCGCCTACGCCTGTTTGATCCACGAGCATTTTTCTGAAACAGAATTTTTGGTTAGCTCGCACAAGATGTCCTATCACTTGGCTGTATGGCGTTTCAAGCGGAAACTGATGCATGTAAACAAGTTTAAGTATGTCACCTTCACGCTTCAAAACAATAAGTACAGAGTAGTCAGCGAGTTTTCCGAAATCTACGCCTGCATAGTAATCGCCTTCTGGAAACACCGTTTCAAGGCTTGTGTAGAGTTCAACACCAAGCTTTTGGGAGAGTTCAACGCATTTACGGATAAGTTCTTGTGGGAAATAACTGTTTAAGGCTTCAACAAACTCGGCTTCATACTCCATTAAATAGGCTTCCCGAGTCATGTTTGCCTTCATCTCATCAAGAAACTCTTGGGTCACAAGCGGGCATTCTTCAGACTTGACTTTATGCACCTTGTAGTTTGGATTTACGAAGGCTCGATAGAAAAAGTGGTTTTTATCCCAAGGTGTGCTCAGAAAAATCGCATAGCCCTGCGTTGTAGTCAGCATTGGGAAAAGAACCTGCGTGATGACTTCCTCAGGAATCCAACTCGCCTCGTCCAGAATAACCATGTGGGCGGTGTACCCACGTAGCAAATTCTCAGAACAGGGCAAGGCGATTATTTTACTTCCATTCTCAAAATGGATGAGTGTTCTTGTGGCTCTAACTATCTTGTTTCTCAGATATGCGGAGGAATAAACGAATGTAGCTATGCGGTCGAACATAATCATGCTTTGGCGTAGACTTGGAGCAGTGATCAGCACGATCACGTTTGGGTTTGTGTCTGCGAAGTGAATGGCTTTCATTGCAATGGTCGTGGTTTTGCCTGTCTGTCTTCCCATACATGCTACAATGCGTTTGCTGTTGTCCTCAAGGAGTTTGGCTTGATACTTAAAGGGTTTAACCCCTAAGACTTCAGTAGCGAAATGCACTGGTCCTTTTATTTCAATTGCTTCTTGCCTATGTAGTTCACGAGTCTGCTGTTCTACTTTCTCAAGCTTTTTGTCCAGTCTTCCGAGCCTGCAGCTCCGCCAGAAGCTCCTCAACTTTCGCCACACGCTGCTCCATAACCTCCCACTTCTCGTAAAACTTCAACAAGGGTCCGTAGTCCTTGGCTGCTTGGAAAATTATTCGAAAACGCTCAAGCGTTAGTTTGTCAACCTCTTTAAGCTCGCATATCTGTTTGAAGGCAGTGCTAAAACGTTTCACAACGTCATCAATTGATAAAGTGTTTTTTGCTGGTAGTATAGTCTTGACTATTGCTGGGGTTTTAGTCTTGACTATAGAGCTAAAGGTGTTCAGTTGCTTTACAATAGCCTGAAATGTTCTGCCCGGTAGTTTGCCGCTATCATAAATCTCTTGTGCACTTGATCCTTGCTCTGCCATTTCTGTTAAAACTTTGATTTCTTCATCTGTCCATGGTTTGCCTCTTGCCATAGTCAAGCCTTCTGTGTTAGGAATATCCCCGTTATGTTGCCGACAAGACCCGCAATGACTGTGAAGATTTCAGCGTTCCACATGCCCAAAATAACGAGGTGCACAATTTCGAGAGCTGTTAGGCAGGCGACCATGCCCAAGCTGAAATATACAACGTAGAGTAGTTTCTGGCTTGGTGGAACCTCGATTTGTCTGCCTTTTCTAACTGGAATAGTTTTCGTTAAGGCTTTGCGAATTGGGTTTCTCATTTGTCATTCCCGAAAATTGTTATGGTTCTCATCATTCGTCTGGCTCTGCCATGGATGAAGGCTTGCTGACACACACGAACCTTCTCCAGGTTCATAACGCCCGATTTCAACAGCTTAATGTCTTCTACTGTGCCTTGGGGAATTATTGTGCAGTCGATCTGTCCGTATCCCTCGGAATAAAGCCAACGATTCGCAACCAGAACTATGTGTTGAGCAACCTTGCCGAACACTCCGATATATATGCCCCAGCTGGACACAGGGAGGTCAATTTCAGCTCCGCTTGCGCCGCCTTCCCGCATCTGCTCCATAGTTTCCAGTTTTCCGCGGCTTGCATCAAGCCACGTGACCTCAACCAAATCGCCTAACTGTATGTTTCGTAACTGTTTCTGCAGTTTACTCAAACCTATTACCAAAAAGAAAAAGACGTGTTCGGTTTTTTAAGCAAATCTTGAAGTTTATTTTAATTTATCTGCTGTCAAATTGATTTTTTCTTAAATTTAAGTCGAATTCAAGATTTATTTTTTAGTTTCTTTTCACTTTGCTTTGTTTAGGATACTCTATGGTTTCGGTTACTGCCGACCAGATTCGTAAACGCTTAGGCTTATCAGAGTCTGATATCGGCGACACGGATGTTTTAGCCTTCAGAGACGAGGCTGAAGCCTTCCTAAGCGAAGAAATAGGCAGAATACTTGAGGCTGAAAGCTGCACAGAGGCTGAAGCCAACGCCATCCGCAACCTGGCAGCAATCTACTGTTATTGCAAGGTGACGGGCGGTTCTGCTGTTGGTTTAGACTTTTCTGTTGGAGACTTGCGTGTTTCTCCTAACGCTGGAAAACAGCTTGAGTTTTTGAGGGAGCAGGTTGAACGTTTCATCGCTCGCCAAAAAAGGCTGGGTATAAGCCTGCTGGAGGGACCCTAATGCAATTTCCCGACGCCTATTATCAGTTCATTATTGATTATGCGCCTTACGTTTATGTTATTCCAGGCTCAGGTCCAGATCCAACTTGGGGCAGAGCTGCTTTTGCGGCTGCCTTCGCTATCGACTTCCTTTATCAAGCCTATTCTGACTCTCAGTTTTCGAGCAAGCAAACCGAGATTTACAACAAAATTGTGAGTCTTGCAGACTGGATTTTAACACAGCAAAACAATGACCCAGCAAGGAAGGCTTATGGCGGATTCAAATCTAATGAAACAAGCACCTACTATTACAGCGTTGATGCTGCACGGGTTATTCCTGCTCTTATCAAGGCTTACAAATTAACTGGAACTATCGGGTATCTTAATGCCGCCAAACTTGCTGGAGCAACCTTCCTCTACACCATGCAGCATCCTCCCACACCTACGATTCATGACAAGTATTATGGCGGTTTCGCCCGAGCAGTCACAGACGCCGACGCTTGGCTTCCAGAAATGGACATCGAAAACCTCTACGGGCTTACAGGGCTACAAATGCTTGTAGTCGAAGACCCGCCTAACCAAAGCACCTATCAAACTATGATGTCTGATTTGGTTGCTTTTCTACGTTCAGGCTTCGAAGACCTTTGGCTTGAATATCGACCACCACCAAGCGGTGATGGAGCATGGCATAGAGTCGGCTTAACCGAAAACGAGATTTACGATGACCCATTTGCCTACGCTCTTGTCGGCTTGTACGATTATGAGGGTTGGAGCGTAACAGTTCAGAAAGTCTACAACTTCATCAACACGATAAGAGCAAGTGCCCAATATCCCGCTTACAATCCAGCAATCTGTTGGGCAGGCTACATCGATGTCACAAGTCGTTTCCCAGCCTGCGACTACTATGACGCTGTAACCTCAGGAATCCTTTGGAGACTCCGAAAAAACCATGACAAGTCAAGCTTTGAATTCAGCATGAAAATCATTGACAAGCATCAGAGCGAGTTTATGTTCTGGGGCGTCAAGCATGCTGACTACAGCTATGTGGAAAACAAGCAGGCTATGGCAACAGTCAGCTGGCTCTCTCAGCTATACCTAAACTACGAGGACCCAATAACACGCTTCACACAGATTCTGCGGTGGAAAGGCGAAAACGTAATTCTCTATCCAGTCAGACAAGCCGAACAAACTATATCCTATGGCGAAGGCGTGGACATCAAAGCCATTGTTACTCCAGCAAGAGTTTATGAGACTCTCATAGAACCAGGCTACGTAATCAATGACTACTTGACAATTCTCGTCTTTGCTCCAATAAGACACCACGACAAGATTCGCAGAAAAGGAGTCGACTACGAAGTTCTCGATATTCAAGAGTTTAATTTTCAGGGTCAAACCATCTACTGCAAGGCGGTTTTACGGAGGCTTCTTGGACAATGACTGAAGTTGAGGACCCCGTTACCACGCTTGTTCGACTGCTCAAAACCAACATGCGACTGATGAATGACGATGGCAGCTTAGCCAGCATCTACATGAGCCGAGAATGGTACGACCGCGAGCTGCTCAAGAACTACGACGGACAAGTCACCGTTGGCCTGCGGCAGCCCAGCCAAGTAAAGCCTCTGAACCTTAGCCTCTCCCTCACCCAACGCATCTTGAATCTCAAAGTCGACTGCTGGATTGTCGACAAAACAGGAAAGCAGCCTGGAACAAGGACTCGCTCCAAACTCCGAGAGGACATCCTTCGCATCATTCGACAAAAACGCTTGACACCAAACGAAACAACCTACGACTTCTATGCACTCGGCACAGACGGACCGCACGACGCTTATCACGCTGGCTCCGGCTCAGAGCTGGCTCCTTCCTCTTCAATCTGGTTAGAACTAACAGCTGTCGAGTATCAAAACCTCTGGTACAGCGACGACAACCGATTCTCCAAATCAGTCAACGTCAACCTGCAATACGCCCTCATGCTCTTCAAAATCAAGCTTGAGACCTCGAAATACGACCCGCACGAAAACAACGTGAAGAAAATATTTCTGAGCTTCGAAGGATACGGCACAGCTCCAGCAGGGAACGGAGTCACAATAAAAGTTTGGAATCACGTGGCTGCAGCTTGGCAAAATGCGCAAACCGGGTCTGGAGGAGCCGACGAGACCATCTCTATCACGTTGACTTCTAACTTAACCGACTACATCGAAATGGACTCTTCAGGGGTTGGCTACATTTACCTTCTTGCGAGGACGACCAACCCAAGCGACGGCGTAACTCCAGCCGTTCTTTACTGCGACTATGCAAAATGCGTTTTGACTGTTGAAGGCTTGACGCATGTAAAATTCAGCAGCTACAACGACGCTGACGAGGTGTCTGTCAAGCCGTTTTTGTGGCATACCGAATTTCAAGTCATAGGATGGATGTTTGAAAATGTACCCGCGACATAGGAGGAAGAGGACATGAGCGTCTATGGTTCACATGAGGCAAAAATCTACTACGTACAAGAATCAACCTATGGCGAAACACCGACAAACCCAAACATGCTTGGGATTGCAACAGCCGAAAACGTTGAACCAGCTTTAGACCCTGGACTAATCAAGGTTAGAGGCATAGGCTCACGAGACCTCAAAACTATCCGCAAAGGTCTAAGGCATGTAGACCTCAAAGTCGCATATGCTCTGCCAAGCGATGCACCCATCAACTTTCTCCAATACATACAAACACTTAGCTCATTGAGCATCGAGGTTTTCTACGAGAAAACATCTGGCATTATCGACCTACTTCATAAAGGCTGCAGAATGGACAAAGTAACCGTTGAATGCTCAATTGAAGACATCATTAAGGCAACCGCTGAACTCATTGGACAAGACTTGGCTGTTAGCAACTCCAAAATCACTGGAGCCACATACGCCGACTATTCTGGTGCAGTTCCATATCACGAAAGTTATATGCAGCGAGGAGCAGGAGACGGCTCCGGCTTAACTGCTGTTGAAAGAATCACGGATTGGAAGTTCAACATCGAAAACAACTTCAAACGAGTTCCAGTCATACGGTCGACAAGCGGATATCTGCTCAAGTATCTGCAAGAGCGCCACCGAGTCTTGACAGGCGAAGTTACATTCGAGTTTGAGAGCAAACAGGAATACGACGATGTGGTCAACGACAGCGAATTCAGCCTCAAGTTCGGATTGGGCGGAACCAACAGCGCCCTATTCAAATACTGCAAGTGGGAAAAGGTCGGCACTCCAACCAAAATCGAGGACCTTGTTTCTCTGAAGGCTCCGTTTGTTGCTCGCGATGTTGTCATCAGCTGAGGAGATGGAAGTGAATTGAGAAAAGTCCTTTTCTTGATTGCCTGTCTGCTCTGCTTTGCCCTTGGCAGCTTCTCAACCATTGCCGTCATGCAGTGGACCCAACGAATTCCAAGCTCCGCAACAGTCAAAGCCGTAGGCGTAGGCATCTACAAAGACATCAACTTCACGATTTCAGTGACACAGATCGATTGGGGCATTGTTGAGCCTGGGCAGAGCAAGAACTTCTCAGCCTACATCGTGAACAGAAGCAATGTTCCCATCACTCTGACTATGACAACAGAAAACTGGAACCCAGCAAATGCCTCCAACTTCATAACGTTAACTTGGAACTACGACAGCAGCCAAATCGCAGTCGACGGCTATGTCTTCGTAATGTTTGTTCTCAGCGTAAATCAGACCATATCAGGAATTGACACCTTCAGCTTCACAATCGTAGTCACGGGGAGCGGATAACATGGCTGTTGAGGTTGAGGTCTTGAAAGGCTTCGGTCAAGACGCTGCCTTACGGAGAAAATGGATGAAGATGTGGGAGACGCTTGGTGAACGAATTCTGAAGCTGCCCAAATGGATGCAAAACATCGTACTTGAAGACATTAACACAGCTGTCAAGAATCGAATCGCAGTTATGGAGATGATCCAAAATGCGAAGAGAAGTCATTGACTTAGACAACCGCTTCGGAGAACAGTATGCTGGTCGCTACCTTTTTCAGGAGATTACCTGGGCTAAACGCAGCCGCATAATCCAGAAACACACAAAATATCATCCAATAACGGGTCAAGTTGTCAGCAGCGACTTTGTAGCCATTCAGGCGGAGACTATCTGGGCAAGCCTAAAGGAGCAACCAGCGAACAAGCCAGTCACACTTGAGCAATTGCTCGGCGAAGAAGACGGCATTCCAATAGAGTTAGGCGAGCTATTCTCTAAGATAGCGAACAAACTGTGCGGTATAACACCTGAAGAGCAGCGTTTTTTATCAGAGCAATCAGAAGGCAAAAGCCTCACCCAGCTCTCACCGAGTACAGACTCTGCAAAGAATTCAACAAGCTGCCAAGCGAAATCCGAAGAGAATCAGCAAGGGACATCGAGACCTTCATCGTGATTCTAAGCGAGGTTGATCGCCAAACAGAGGAGGAAGTAGCCAAAACCAAGCGGGAGACAAATCGTCGTGTCGGTTGAAATGCAAGTTGACGTGCACGGCATTCCAGAGTTGCAGCGTAAACTCGACCGATTAGACCAGAGCATGCGCCAATATGTCGATGATGCTTTAGACTTTGAGGTTCAAGCCATGCAAACCCGAGCTCAAAACTTGAGCCCTAAACGCACAGGCTACTTAGCCAGCACAATTTTTGCACAAAGAGTGGGCGAATGGGCGTTCAAGTTGGGAGCAAGAGCAAGCTACGCCGTATTCGTAGAACTCGGTACAAGATTCATGCAAGCCAGACGATTTCTAAGTCGAGCTTTGGAGTTGGGCATGCAGGGACTCGTCAACCATGTTAATCGAGCTATAAGAGACGCAATAACGGAGGCTTCTGGCTAATGTCGTTTCATGAAGTGTCGATTGCAATCCGAGCTGAGAATCGAGCCAGCTATGCGTTTCGCTCCATTGTACACGATGTTCTGCACATGGGCTCAGCTTTCGGTCTATTTGATTCGCAGATAGGACGAACAGTAAGCGGTGTAATGGCAACCATTCACCTTTTTACCAGTCTAAAAGCCGTGCTGACAACCACAACTGCAGCTCAAACAGCGCACAATGTTTCAATGGGCGCGGGAACAACCGTTCAAACAACTCTAACAGGCGCCACAATAGCACATCAAACAAGCCTTTGGGCTTTGATTAAAGCCAAAATCGCAGCCACTATCGCAACTTGGGGTTTGAACGCTGCCTTAGCCATGAAAATCGCTTTACTCACACTTGGCGTAGGCTTGATTGTTGCCACTGCAGCCTACATGGCTTGGCTTGCTTCAACAACCCGTGATGCTGCATCTGCCCAGGCAGAGTACAATGCGGAGCTTGCGAGAACACCATCGAGGTCGATTAGGCGAGCTGGCGAGGAGGAGTACTATCGCCGAGGCGTTGAATACTGATGAGTGTAGCCTTGCCTGTTTGCTCCCTTGTTTTTGGCAGTGTGACGCCGCCTCAAAGCGATGTCGTAGAGTTAAAGGCGCATTTGGGCGTAACAGATGAAGTCTCCAGCTTCGACTGCTTACTGCAGAATTTCGATAAGAAGTATAGTCCGGGTGGAACTTATCCTATAAATGTGGGCGTTGACGGAAGTATCAGCATTGGAAGAGGTGCCAATAACCCGTTAATCGCAACTATTACGGTTGAGGAAATCAAGGCTCTCTCCGATTCGAAGGAAAACTATCTGCGTGTTTTAGGTCGGTGCTGGGGAGAACGCCTCTTCCGTCGAGTTGTAACCAAGACTTATGAGAATCAGAAAGGCGAGGCTATTGTTAAAGACCTAATCGACTATTATGTTGGTCTCAGCCATGTAAGAGACACAACCGAACTGGTAGAAAACACGGATACCACGTACACGAAGCTGGAATACGAAAACACACCTGTGTTCGACATTCTGAAATACATTGCTAAGACCGCCGATAAGGCTGGAGTAATCGGCTTCGACTTCAGAGTGGCTCCAGACGGCAAATTCGAGTTCTTTCCAAGAAACAGCAAAACCTCGGCTGTCAGTCTCTCTGAACGCCTTGAAGTCAGTGAATATCGAAAGGGCATTTTCCGAAAGCGCGATAAAATTTTTGTTTTTGGCGCAGCTGAGAAGAAAAATCCAAGCAATGGAGACGCATGGACTGAGAGCCTCGATATCAACGGCGACACGATAAATGATTGGCAGAGTGGAACAGGCACAGGAAGCGTGTCTTTAGATGGTGCAACTAAGGCTGTTGGCTCATACTCGATTAAGCATACCACAGGCACACCCGACTATTATGGTCGTTTGCGTCTAATCATTCCCTCTGGTTGGCAGCCGAACCTCAACAAATATCCTACACTGCAGTTTCAAGTCAGACGTGAATCATCCTTCAATGGACAGGCCACAATCATTTTGCAAGACAACACGGGTAAATGGGCTACCCGTGAATTTCAAGTTGCCGCAGACAAATGGTATCCGCAAAAGTTCAATGCAGGCAAAAAGTACGAGAGCGAGTGGGGTTGGGTTGACGCTGGCTTCAACTGGGAAATAATCAACGAAATCATGTGGGACATGTGGTTCTCGGGCACGGGCACAGGCATCTTTTGGGTTGACAACTTATTCTTTAACAGTGCAAGATGGAGTGCAACATACGGAACAGGCTCTCGAGAGTTAGCTGAAACAGACGAGGAACTACACAGCGACAACGAGTGTTTGCTCAGAGCCAAAGCTCTCTACGACTACCTCAGCAGCCCAGCAGAATACATCAGAGTTACAAGCGATGTAATCGATTATGGAACCACACCAATCCTGGCTGGAGACCGCATTTGGGTTACATTACCGAATGAGAATGTTGACGGATACTACCGCGTGATTAGCGTTGAATATCGTCCAATTGCCGAAACTCAGACCCTCGAAATGACATTGGAACTGGGTAAAGAACCGCTGTTGCTCGCTGACTATTTGTACGCTTTGAGAAGCAAGACTGGAAGCTTGGCTCGTTACAAACTTGGGAGGATATAGCCCATGGGTCGCAGAGCTAAACCGCCTTTCTATCGCTGGAAGAAGGGTCGGAAAAAGAATGAGTGGTGGCGTAGCGAACGGTGAGAAGACAAGAGTTCTTTCGGATAACGCGGTGGGCTCGCAAATATGACAGGCAAACGGGAAAATTCATAATAGACATCAGCTATGAAACTGCAACCGAAATAACGCCCCGTACAATTGCTGTGGCTGAAGCCTTCGGACTTGGCGTAGATCAGCACGAGAAATTTATGATTTATGATAATGTTGAGTTGAAAATCAGCCCAATTGATATCGTATACATTAGTGGGGACAGTGGCAGCGGAAAAAGCGTCTTGCTTAAAGCCATAAAGCAAGATTTGGGCGACGAAGCCATCGATATGGCAGATATCCAAGTGGACGCAGACAAGCCACTCATAGAAACCGTGGGCAAAAACGTAGAAGAAGGGTTAGAGCTTCTCAGCAGAGCTGGGTTAAACGACGCCTTTCTCTTTGTAAGGCGCTATCGAGAGCTCAGTGACGGCCAGAAATACCGATACAAAATTGCAAAGCTCATGGAGAGCGGAAAGCAATGGTGGATCGCCGACGAATTCTGCAGCACTTTAGACCGTGACACAGCAAAAATCGTAGCTTTCAACCTTCAGAAGTTGGCACGACAAAACGGAAAGGCAGCAATAGTGGCAACAACCCACACAGATCTGTTTGAAGACCTCAAACCAAGCGTTCACATCCACAAGCGGTTCGGAAAAGAAATCCAAGTAAACTACTATCCCAACCAGTCATCAACAGAATGCAGCCTATCAAACGAGATACGCATAGAGGAAGGAAACACAGCCGACTACAAAGTGTTAGCTGGCTTCCACTATCGAAGCCATAACATTGGAGTTGTTCGCAAAATTTTCCGAGCTGTTCGCGACGATGAAATCTGCGGGGTAATAGTCTACACGTATCCAGGCATAGGCGTTGCAGGTCGTCAAAAAATGCTGCCAAAAATGAGAGTTTCCGAGCTCAATCATAAGCTCAGCAACATTATGAGAGTGGTCGTGCACCCAAAATACCGCACCATCGGGCTTGGACAAAAACTCGTTCGAGAAACCTTGGAAAAATGCGGAACAACCTACGTGGAAACAACCGCAGTCATGGCACGGTACAACCCGTTTTTCGAGCGTGCCGGGCTTATTAAAATCCAAGAGGCAACACCGCCAAAACAAGCCATAGCCCTACGAGAAGTGTTGCGAAACTTAGGTTTCAACATAACCTTGCTGGGAAGCGAAAAATACGTGCTATCACAGCTCAAATACTTAACTGACGCAGAATTATCCATCATCCGACAAGCTTTCATACGAAACGCCCATCTCCGTTTCATGAAAGAATTCTTCTACCATCAGCCATATGGTAAACGTGAGCTATACCAACGAGAACTGCAAACGGCAAGCTTAGAAAAACTCTCAAAACTCATCCATGTCACAGCATTGCTATTACAAACAAAAGTTTACTTATTTTGGGCACACACGGATTGAAATCGCATTTTCCAAGATAGACTTATAAATTTACCATATTAACACTGGTTATGGTGTGCTAATTTGAGTGTAGCAGGATGGTTACCACCTGAATGGTCTAAAGCAATACTGCCAATAGCGGTTCGGCGAGATACAAATGGTTTTAGCCCCATCGGGACAGCCTTCTTACTACATCTTAGAGGATTTAACTGCTTGATAACCGCCAAGCATGTGGTTTTTAGAGATGGGCAACCCAGAACTGGTTTATTCATGCTTAACAACCATAGGGAAGGAAATATAGTTGTTGTTAAATCATTTGATGAGTTTACAAAGGAAGGAGTTGAATGGGTCCCTCACACCGAAAAAGACATTGCTGCGACTATATGTCCTATGAATCCAGAAACTGATGATTTTAGAAGGTTTACAGACAGCTTGTTCGAAGAGTTTGTTAATGTGAGAGAAGGTGACGATATCTTTTTCTTAGGTTTTCCTTTAGGCATAGTTATTCCCAGCAGGGTCACTCCGATCGTTAGAAGCGGTATGGTTGCATTAAAGAGAGATGATGATACTTTTCTGATTGAGGCTAATGCTTATCCAGGAAACAGCGGAAGCCCTGTTTTCTTCAAACCTTGCCCTTTTGAGATGGGGCCTTCTGGAATGTCATTAGGCAGAATTAGACCACCGAAACTCATAGGCATGATGACTGAATCTATTTCTTATAGGGATGTTGCTATCAGCCCACAAACAGGTAATGTAAGAATCGTTTTTGAAGAAAACTCTGGTTTATCAAATGTTTTATCTGCAAGGTTCATAAGGGAAACTTTGAATTCTACAAACTTCCAAAACATGCTTCAACACTTCATAGAAACACATCCACAGCCACCTACACAATAGCGCATGTCCTGAAATTATATTTGGAGCTAAACGTTCTTTAAAAACAATGTTGATTGGAAACCGCAAAATCTTTCCACTATATAAAGCAACATTCTATTTTCAAGCTTCTATGTGAAATTCAAGCCGCTTGCTTTCAACATAATTTTCAAGCTTTCTTGTGAAAGGGGCGCACTATCCATGTTGCCGAAAATCCATTTTGGAAAGTATATAAGGGAAAGCAGTCCGCAAAAATTTTGCTTTATAATGTTTTGCTCAGTGGTCAGCTGAAATTTCAGTGTTCTGCGCCACGATTTTCACGCTTCGGCTTGAAATCCAAAAATCGCCAAAAGTCAAACAGAAGCCGAAAAACAACTCTTTCTTAAAAATCAGCTTGTTCTACAGACTGTTGCCGTTGCTTACTCTATGTGCGCTAAGCTAAAGGTTGATGGTTTTAGCCCAGCGGTTTAGAAAAAACCAGAGCCCAGTACGCCTATGCGTGAAGGGTTAGGCGGATTCTAAACCCGTAAGCTAAAGTCAGCGGCGGGTTGGCGGAACCTGACAATGATCGGTAAACTTCGCCCTGAGTGTAAGGGTCCGCACAAAGAAGTCTGCGATTCTATATGTCGGTCGCCCACGGCATCTGGCTAATCGCCAAGCGACCTTCCGATTCTAATAGGCAAACATCCTCGGAAGAGGAAAACCGAAAGGGCGCAAACCTAAGCAAATCGGCGATAAACCGTTATGAGAATGAGCGGATTGCGGAAATCTGAGAACTTTTCGGAGCATGCTTAGGCGGGCAAGGGTATGCCACGTTGACAGAGTAGAAGGGCATCGAAATGTCGAGGAGCCGAGATTATGTAGATGGCGTTCCCTCGGAAGTTGCCGAGCGGATTCTGAGGCGGCGTAAACGAACGCCACGTTGCCGCTAACCTCTCTTTTTTTCTGGTCCAAGCCCTGTTAGGGCGAGAGCCCAGGAGAGTAAAAAATACGTCAAACCCAGAGGAAAATAAACAAGTGTTTCCAGCAGAAGCCTCAATCAGCAAGTATGGATTCCTCTACCTAAGCAAAGAAACACTCGCAGCTCTTGGCTTCCAAAAAGGCGACAAGGTCACACTGAAACAGACGCCAGAAGGACTACTCGTAACCAAAACCACACAGGAGAAGCAAACACAATGACCAAAAAAGCTGTCATAGTGATCCACCTCGTCGACGAAAGCCAAGAAAAACCGAATGAGCAGATTGAGAAAGAAATAAAGACAGAGCTTACAAAAGAGCTGTCGATGATTCCGTGGCTAAAGAAACTCGAGAAAGTAACAGTAACGGAAGCCTAAAACTGAAAGGCGCACACAACGAGAAAATTTCCCTTCTTTTTCTCTTAGCTTGGTTTCAATGGGCTGGCTGCCAAAAGCCCAACGACCAAGAGAAGGCAGCAAAAACATAAAACCCGAACAGAACAAACAGAAAGGAGGTGAAAACCTTGCCTAAACCAGGAATGACGGGCTTATGCCTCAAAAACGAAGTCGCCGACCTACTAAGAACCAAAGCCAGAACCGTCAACATGGGCATAAACGAATACCTCACCAGCATGCTCATAGGACCAGCCTTAAGCCAACCCCAAGCATGCTTAGGACCGTCCCAGGACCGTCCCGTCAACATAGTGGGGACCGTCCCAACCAATGTGACTCAACAACGTAGTTTGGTAGGACATCTGCTTGACGTGCAGAGGGTCGTCGGTTCAAGTCCGGCCCGGCCCATCATTAGACTTGAACCCTTTTGGGTATGAGTCCCGATACGGTCAATGCCCAAAAGGATGTGAGTCTGGTTCAAGTGAAGCCTTACATCTGCAGTTCTTGTGTCAAATCTTGATTATTTGATCTACGTTCAAATTCAACACTATCTCGGCGATGTCACTCGCATATTCAGCAGTTCTGCGTATGCTTTCCATTATCATTCTCAGGGTCGATAATTTGATTGCTTGTTCCTTTTTAGCAAATGCGCCAATTGCTTCGTTCTCAATTGACACTATCTTTTTGGCTTGGGTGACCACGTTGTCAGCCAATGAATAATCTTTTTTATACAGAGACTTTGCCGAATCATCAAATACAGACCTCGCGAAAGAACTCATATCAAATATTTTGCGCAGAACAGAATCGTCAAACTTTTCGTCCATTAGAAGGA